TAAGCTCCCCCGTGGCACGGGGGCCCTCCACTGTTGCAAAGTTAATAAGCAACGACGTCTGGAGGCAGACGCTCTTCGGTCTCGAACCGACAGTGCGGGGCACTGGATCTCACCAAAAGTGGTGAGAACCCCCAATGGACGGTCTCGAACCGTCGAAAACAATAAACTGGGGACATATAGTGGATCCAAACCCATGCGGACAACACCGCAAGCCGACGTGTGCTTTTTGTATTCCTTCTTCTGAAAAGCTTGGAAAGTATATTACGTCGACAGACTGCACCCATTCTAATGGTGGCGGCACATGTGCCGGTCTGACTGTGATATGTGGCCCTAGGCGACCCCGTAGTCGACCTGCAGCAAAAGGTCGACAATGGGGGAACGTTGGACGGAAAGTGGGGGTGCAGAGATGATAAGCTGCGCAAACTCTTCCCACTGCGTGTGGGTTCCACCATAGCGGGCTATGTATGCCTCAACCGGCACAAACAAGCTCGAGCGATCAGTGCGATCTGACTGCACCTGCTGCTTGTAACGTAGATCCGCATCTCGGTGGACGAGTTCGACCCCTGATGGGTAGCGTATGCGCAAGGCGTCCCAAATCAAACTGCTTGGTTCATTCTTGTAGCCTGCGACGACACCACGAAGGTACCGCTCGGCATGCTCAGTGTGGTCCATGCGTTGAAACTCGATGGACGTTAAACCCAGGGTGACGTGTGTTACGTCGCCCCAAACAGCTCCGAAGCCTCGAAAAAATGTACCCAGGCACACTGCCTGTATCCATTCGCCCGAGCCTGTCAACTGTAAGCAATTCTTAAGAAAGGTGGCCTCACCGGGCTCCTCCGAAAGGGAAAAGGTGCTAACACCTCCGCACACGCGCGCAGCCGTTGTAACAGCACGGGCGGCAATGACCCGCATAAACAACGGATCAATCTCACCCCTACCGCGACGATGGCGCGCCTTCTCTTCCAGCTCTAAATCAATAGACAAAGACGCTATAAAAGCGCCGTACCGGAGGGAAGAAAAAATCATCTGCAACAATGTCGTGTTGGCTGTGCCGCTCGGCATTGCGGCGAACCACGGCAACCATGACATGTACACCTCCTTGGAAAAGAGGGGGTGGCGCGCATACCACGTACAGACGAAATCCATGGTGCAAGCTGACATAAGATGATCAAAGCCACACCTGGAATAGAGAGCAGGGAGGATACCAGTCAAAATGGTGGCACCCAAGCTGCTATCAGCTGACGACGCGTCGTCATCGACGAAAAGGACAGTGCCGTTAGCGTTAAAACAGCAACTGCCATCGTCGGAGTGGGTCACCTGCACCACAGATACGCCTTTGCTTGACGTGCTGGTGAACCACTGCGCCCAATGATTGGGCATGCTAACACACAAATGCTGCACGTTAGCTACAATAGGGAAAGGAAAATGGCCAGACCGCGCCATCACTTTACCCACGTCGAGCTCCCCGCAAAACCACTTCTTGACGTTGGACGCATAGCCGAGCAACGCTAGTATGGAAGTGGAACACGCGCCAACAACCCTAGGTGCCTTGCCAAACTTCGCCATCTCGCGTGGTTTAACTTGAAGCTCAACCTTGCCCCTCGCCAGGGCAAGCTGTGATTGACCGATTGAAAAACCGGCCCAGAACTTGAGGCGGAACATCGCCCGGTACAGGAGTTGCTTGGGGTGGGGAAGGTACAGGAAGGACTGCAGCTCATAGAACCAATTCCCGCCCATGCCGGCTGGTAAGTGATAGTAAGCCCACCCGTCGCTATCGACGCGCATGCCTGAATACTTCCCAGTCCCCCAAAGGTATCGCGCCGCAACACCACCACACCCAAGAGCGAATACTCCTGCGGTAGCCCAGATGACCCTGAGCAAATTTTCCCCTGCGAACGCCTGGTAAGTTGGCGCCCGTGCTGCCTCCGCAACCGTCCACGCAACAGCACATGCGAGGGCAACAACGGTGATGGCACCAAGGAAAACGGCACGCGCCTCTGCAGCGCGCGCCTGGCCGAGCGTATGCTTCATCCTCGCAAGGACAACAGCAGCGGCACCCAGCTGGCAAACGGCGTTCCGGACGTCGTCGTTAACTTCCGTCCAATCACGCGTTGCCTGGAGCAACAACTCGGGGTCGCTCACCATCTTCCAACGAGCAATGTGCGTATCAATGTCGTCTTCGATTGCCCTCTTCAGGTCAACACGATGGTTGGATAACTTGGTCATATTGTTGATGATCTCATTCCCTACAACTGGGTCCAAAAACCGTATGGCAGCAGCGATCGTGAGCTGATTCTGTATCAGCTGCACCTCGTTGTCAGCGATAGCGGAAAAACACCGCTTCGATGCTGCTATGCCTAGCTCTGGCGCCCCCGCGTTGTAGCAAATTGGGACCCTCGACTCCTTCACTGGCAAGAAGGCACCAAGTCTTGAATGGTAAGGTATATCTGGCGCTACCACGCCATCGTCAAACCAGGGCATAAGCTCTGAACCTTCCATAAGTCCACAAAGCTCACGTCCCGTCGTGTCATTCACACCGCAAAACTCAAACCTCTCGGAATCAACCAACAACAGTGGCGGAACGAGTGGTGGAGCGGCAGGCGCTAAGGCGACAACGGGCAAATCCGGATTCGGCAACGCCCCAATGACCGGGGGCGGAACAAGAGGAGGACCACCGGGATCTGCCGGCCCCACTGCTGGGATGATTGGTCGCCATCGCCCCCGGTTGTCATAACCGACAGGGTTGGCGGGGCTAACAAAAACACGCTTATTGTAGTCCCTCATTGTCATTCGATCCACGAACGACCCTCCTTCAGCGGATCCTACTACCGCTGAAACCCACGCATCACCGTGGATTCTACTGTGCTGGCCAGACACAGACGGGTCAATTGCCTTCAGCGCAATCAGCCCAGTGACGACATGGTCCTGGCCTGCGGCCATTACCACTCCTAAGGTGTGTAAATACACCTTCATCTGCGTCGTCAAGAGTTCCAGAGGGAACCCACCGCCAGTGCTTCCAAACTTACGCATCAGGGCAGACATGCCCGCAGTGTATGTTTGTTGTGAAACAGGAGAATTGGCAAACTTGTCCAACAAGTACTCCTGGATCATAGGGATAACGACTCCCGTGAAGCTGCCCAAAGCGTAGGCTCGGCCATCTTTCCCAGATATCTGCATCCCGGGGAAGGTCTTAAGGTATGCACAATACGCTGGAGCAACAGATCGCTCGTCACTCCACGTGTTGTAATCGTCTAATGTCTTGACAGACGACGGGGGGGCAAGGAGACGGTACACCCCAACCTGGAGCATCTCATATCCGGCAAGGACGCCGTATGGCCCTGCCTCAGGTTGAACCTGATTGCCCGTCCGCATACCAGCGGCGGGGGGGTTTGGTCGACCGTTAGGTCGAGCAGTGCACATCTCCAGATCTCCGGCGATGCATGCAATCCCACGAACGCCTGGACCAGGCGTGGTGAGATACCAAAGGGGTCGGACACTGTACACTGCGATGAGGTCGGCGGGCCAACCTGGCTGCATCCTCTTCGCGTTGTACGGTTCCGGTGGCTGTGGTGCCGCAGCGGCACCACCTTGATCGGCGTTTTGATCATTGCCGTCGACCACGGGCTGCACAACCGGTGGAATTACATTGGGCGCTACCTGCGCACCGGGTTGATGAACCGGCGCAACTGGTGCTGGGTTGACTTGTGCGACGACAGCTGGTGCCACTGGCTGATGCTGCGCATTGTCTTGTGCGACTTGTACCGGCAATGCCGCCGGCGCAGGTCGGTGTTGTGGGGGGATGTACCCGCGAGCAGCTGCAGCGCGAATCCCAGGTGGATACACGAGATCTGCGTCCGCATTCCTAACGCCACGCCCTCCTCGTCCCTTACCACCTCCCTTCCTCCCAAAAGGGCCAATCTGCCCTTTCGCACCTTTCCCAGGCTGGTCAACGTCATCTGACATTGTCCAAGACCCATGTGAGCCAGATAACTGGCCACGACGGTGTGCGCTGCCGTGACGCCGCTCTGCCACAGTGGGTATAAGCAAACCACCATATGCATTGCGTCGCCTTGCGGGCTCAACCGTCCTTCGGCGCGTCGCTGGCTCTACAGCGGCGCGCCGGGTGCGCGCATCCAACTGATGCGCCTGCACAGGACCACCATCCTGCGCTATGTCGTCGAGTGTGTCCCGGCACACACTGCACAACCTCTCCAAAGCTTCCCCACCGCATAGCATGCACTCAAACATGCGTATGGGGAGCACTACAGACGCGCGAATTGAAGGAACCCGCCGTTGTCGAACGACGGGTACCCAACTACGCTCTGCGCTCTGATGGTAGTCGGCACCATCAGGGTCGTCTGCACACCAGCAGACTTCATCGTGGGTTTCTGCCCCACTGTCGACGCACCCGTCGCTCGAAGACATTCCTGCCTCCTCGCTATAGTGCGCAATAACGTGGGTCTCTTCCCCACCGTCACAGTAGTTGTCACTCGAACTCATTTCATCGTCCGCGCAGCTACTGCTCCCACTCTCTACACTACTATTGCTTAAAAACCCTACCATCGCTGTTGCACCCGTAAAACTTTCCCCCCCATTGTCCAACTCCCCGTTCCGCACCGATACGTCGGCACGAATAGGACAGTTGCCTATCACGGTTAACTCGCTTTGCTTTGTTTCGCCCACCCCTCGTTGTGGTTCTGCCACATCCGAAGGGCGTTTTCGACGCGCGCCACTTTCTGTATCCCCGTGAGGGCCTGAACTCCGTCCCCAGTCGCCATCCTCCCCCCGAACCTTCGTGGTTTCCCCTTTAAATCGGGTACTAGACACTAATGTTACAGAGGCGGCTGACCGAGGCTCTCTTTGTGCTCGCTGAGCTTCGCAATTTGCTTGCATTTAAAATTACTTAAGCCGTAATTTTTGGAGGCGATCTATGTTTCCCATTTCAGGTGTTGGGGCACCATGCTTTGACTTAATCGAACTAGCATTAACCGTGTAATACGTACTTTGAGTGTAGCACTCTTTAAATGTGGTGTGTGATGTGTATGGATATGTGTGTGAGATATTGAAAATAAAATGTGGTGTGTGGTGTGTGTGAGTGAATAACAAGGTCTGTGCGGGCGTAGATCTAAAGACCAACGCCTTGCAGCAAATTCGCTCGAATGGAACACTGACTGCCGCCCACCAAAGCCACGCCTGGAAAACCAAGCGCGACGTTTGGGTGAGGCGTTAACGTAAACACCGCTGATGATGTGGTGGTTATAACGAAACTCTGCGTAAATGCCCATGAGGTGTTGTTCGCTGTAATTGTAGTGGTGCTGCCAGGCGACTGTTGCTTAAGCGAAAGCGTAGAGGTGGTAGCATTGACATACGCGAAAGTAGACTGATCAACAGCGCCAACAATCCCGGATACGTTCGAATTCCAAAATACATCTATGGAATACACTTGCCCGGCTATAGCGCTGGGGAGTGTAAGTACAATCGCGGTGGGAGTGTACGAAAGAACGGCGTCGGAAAGGAGGCCCGTTGCAAAACCCTCCGTCTGAGCAACGTCAGGTATGCCCGCTGCGGAGAAGTGCGGGAACGACTGACAAATTGCGTCGGCTTGGTTGGGGACAGTCAATCGCGGGCGTACGAGCTCGATGTCATACGTAACCCAAAGTTCGCCCATGTTCGACCCGGCGGTAATGCCGGGGACTTGTGCGAGTTGGAATAGCCCGAAATCAACCAAATTGATTGGTGTGCCCGCTGCGCCGACTGGGTTTACAGTAGAGCGGACATAGTAGTAAATATTGGCAGAGGTCAAAGGTGCGCATTCGACGCCATACATGCCATGGCTATCGAGTCGTGAGGACATTGCGTAATCGGAGTTCTCCATCTGCGGCTTGGCAGTAAACGCGGCAGCTGCAGCGTTGTACTCCATTGCCATAATCCAAACACCTAGTGAAGTGGTGCCGTATGGCGAAGTCGCAGAAACAAACTCAAAGGTCAAGCCATGAAAACGGTACATTTCATAGTTGGCAGCAATTTGAGCCAGAAAAGGAAAAACCGAGGCAACGCCTGGGTTTACTACAAAGGACTGATTTGAAAAGGTCGAGACGGGACCCGAAAAAATATCCTTGATGAATTCGCGGTGCTGTATACGAACTCCACCCTTGGTGTCGAAGGTACCCATGGAAGGGGTACCTGACATTAGGGAATTGGTGCTTATGGGATTAGGGACTGTCGCAGTGGGCCCCATATTAGTCTCGACGTAATCGCCGTGACCCATGAGACGTGCCAACCTGGCACCTGCGACACCCCCCAACTTGCGCGAGAGGCGTGAGCCCCCCAGCGCTTCGCCCGCCATTTTGCCTAGACGCTTGTAGGCGCCCGTCTCGGCTGAGACAGGACGACCTACGTTCTTGGCTTTGGGGGCGCCTATTAAGCGGCGTAGAATCTTCTCCTTCTTGGATGTCTTAGGAGAAGTAGTGTTTAAAACTGTATTCTTGGGAATCTAAATTAGTGAACCCCACCAGATAGATTAACTGGTGGCACTGGGTGAACCCGACCTCGCCGAAGGCCGGACTTGTTTTCCGCGTCACCCGGGCATTTCGCCCTCGCGGCACTTTTTCGCGGACTGGACCGCAAGAAAAGCATAACTAGAAACAAACAAAGCAAATCTCGGCGGATAGGTAACCAATTGTCTGCTACACACCCTTGTCAAGGCTTGAAACAAAACCTAGGAGTGTGGAACCGCTTTACAGGGGTTATGGCGTGTAAACACCATTAGGGGGGACCATTAATCCCCCCATGAACGTTGACATTGTCTCAGTCGTTCTCGCCGTATAATACGACAATTTAGTGCAAGCACCTACG